TTCAAGCGGATGGGCAAGACAACGTAATCTACACAGTACATTACAGATACACAGGTTCAGAAGAATCTGGAGGTGAAACTTATTCGTCAACTAATATAGGAACGCAAAGTTATACATATGTAGCAGGTGACCCTTTTGTACCTTACGAAGATACAGAAGCTTTTGAGAACGTAGTTATTGGATGGTTAGAAGGATCATTAGATGTTCCTGCAATGCAAGCTAGCATAGCTTCAAGTATAGAATCTCAAATCACACCAGTAAATGAAGATCTATATTTTACTTGGATGAATCCAGCACCACCTGTGCCACCAACTCCTGAGCCAGAAGAGGAAGAGTCATCGGAAGAAGAAGAGGAAGTTGTTGATGGAGAGTAAATAATATTTATTATATTTGTATATAAATTTAATTTAAAATAATCTAAAATGTCAAAAAACTTAACAAAAGAAGAGTTAGAAAATTTACAAGCTCTTAATCAAGAATTTACTCAAGTAAAATTAAAATTAGCTGATTCAGTTTATCAACAAGTTTTGTTTACTAAAGATTTGGACTCTATAAGAGAAAAATTTTCTTCAGTAGAAAAAGAATTAGCAGATAAGTACGGAGCTAATTCGGTAATTGATTTAGCAACTGGGTCAGTAAAAGATGCTGAAGAAGTAAAAAAAGAAAACAATAAAGAGTAAATAATAATATTTATGGCAAGAATTAGCAACACATCATCATATCCAATAATAGCTCCAGATGGTGCTGATTATTTTATATTGACTGATGCTGAAAATGACAACGCAACAAAAAACTGTTCTATAAGTAACCTACAATCTTATTTAGGTGTAGATACAGTTAAAGTTAGTGTATCGGTTTCAGCAGCTAATTTGCAAGTGTTATCTACTCCATATACTATTGTAGCCTCACCTGGTGCGGGTTATACTTATGATATTACAAATGTTTCTGTTTTTATGGATTTTAATTCGGTAGTATTTGACTTTTCGTCTGATGCTAGTTTAAAAATAGGATCTTATGTTGCTGGTACAATACCTCAATCAATATTAAATTCAGCATCAGATATAGTATATAAAATTCAGCCTGTTAGCGGTATATTAGCTGCTGACACACCGATAACTTTATCAGGTGGAAATGCTACAACTGGAGACGGTACTCTTTACATAAATATTACTTACAGAAAATTAAAATTAGATTCTACATTTTAATTAAATGGATATTAGAAAAATTTCTATAGGAGCAGACTATAAGTCTAGTGCTATGCATTACATAGCTGGACAGGAAGTTCTTGGGGGAAGTTATAAAATTCATTTAATACAAAAAGATTTAAAAATAAATTCATATAAAATTTGGATTGAAAAATATAATGAAATTTTTTTATGGAAAGAATTTAATTCTAATATTCCTATTTCAATTGAATATAATATAAATTTTTAATGAAGTCACCTTTTTATTTCATTGTAGAGCCTTACAATGGAAGAAGGTATGATAATATAAAGAAGATAGGGGATATGAACTTAATAATGAGTTCGTCCAAAGAAGATCATACCGTTTCCAATAGGTTTGCAAAAGTTATTAGTACCCCTATAAACTACAAGGGAGAAATTATTCCAGGAGATATTCTACTGGTTCATCATAATGTTTTTAAATTTTATAATGATATAAAAGGTCGTCAAAAAAGCGGTAAAAGTTTTTTTAAAGACAATTTATTTTTTATAGAAGAAGATCAATTTTTTATGTTCAAACATAAAAATAAATGGAAATGTCATTCTAAATATGTAATGATTAAACCAATATTAAAAAAAGATTCTTATATTAAGGGTTCTAATACAGAAGAACCACTAACTGGTATTATAAAATATATAAATTCTGAACTATTAGAAAAAGGATTAAAAGAAGGTGACACTGTATGTTTTGAGCCTGAAAGCGAATATCCTTTTATTGTAGAAGAAGAAAAATTATACAGAATGTTTACCAACAATATAGTGATGGTTTTATAGTATGGATGTTAAAGAAATAAAATTACAAATAATAAAAGCAGGTGAAAAAGCTGTTATTCAACTTATTAAAGTTGCTGAAGAACATATTATTAAATACGGAGAAGATGATGAATTAGCAGCTGATAAATTAAAAAATGCAGCAGCCACAAAAAAGTTAGCAATATTTGATGCTTTTGAAATATTGACTAGAATAGAAGAAGAAAAAAACTTAATAGAAGGAATAAGTAAACCAAGTAATAATAAGTCTCAAGGATTTGCAGAAAGAAGATCAAAATAGCTTATATGTAAATTTACCTAACTACATACCAAAAAGTATTGTTACAAATAAAAACAAAGCTAAAAACTGGGAGTATGGGTACAATGAAAAATATAATGTTATTGTTATATCTAAAAATGGAAAAATAGGAGATGTTATTTCTATAAACGGACTGGCAATTGCCTTGCCTGAAAAACCAAAGAAAATATATAAAAGGTCTGAAACTAAATCAGAACAATACTGGGAGTCTTTTAACGTTCCTTCTTTACTTAAAAAAATACCAACAATATTTCAATGGAATCAAACCTCACCTAATTTTAAAAATCAGTGGGTAGAATATATTGAGTCGGAGTTTGATAAAAGAGATGAAGGTTTTTGGTTTATGAATAATGGTAAACCTACTTATATTACTGGCTCTCATTATATGTATTTGCAGTGGACTAAAATTGATATTGGATTACCAGACTTTAGAGAAGCAAATAGAATTTTTTATATTTATTGGGAAGCTTGCAAGGCGGATAAAAGAAGTTTTGGTATATGTTATTTAAAAATTAGACGTTCTGGATTCTCATATATGGGTAGTGAAGAATGTGCTAATATAGCTACAATATCTAAAGATTCTAGAATAGGTATTTTATCTAAAACAGGAGCTGATGCAAAAAAAATGTTTACAGATAAAGTGGTCCCTATTTCTAACAACTATCCTTTCTTTTTTAAGCCAGTGCAAGATGGTATGGATAAACCTAAAACAGAATTAGCTTATCGTGTACCAGCCTCTAAGATTACTAAAAAAAATATGTATGAAGAGGATGAGGAACAAATAGAAGGACTAGATACAACTATTGATTGGAAAAATACTGGAGATAACTCTTATGATGGTGAAAAACTAAAACTACTTGTTCACGATGAAAGTGGTAAGTGGGAAAAGCCAAGTAATATTTTAAATAACTGGAGGGTAACAAAAACTTGTTTACGATTAGGTAGCAAAATTATAGGAAAGTGTATGATGGGGTCTACATCTAATGCGTTAGATAAAGGTGGTAATAATTTTAAAAAATTATATAACGATTCTAATGTGGGAATGAGAAACTCTAATGGTCAAACTAAAAGTGGGTTATATTCACTTTTTGTACCAATGGAATATAATATGGAGGGGTTTATAGATATATATGGTATGCCAGTTTTAGAAAACCCAAAATTACCCAAGCTGGGTATTGATGGGGAAATGATTACTAAAGGTGCTATTACCTATTGGCAGAATGAGGTAGACTCTTTAAAAAATGATGCAGATGCATTAAATGAATTTTATAGACAATTTCCTAGAACAGAGTCACACGCATTTAGAGATGAAAGCAAGCAATCTTTATTTAACTTAACAAAAATATATCAACAAATAGATTACAATGATTCTTTAATAAAAGACAGATTTTTAACTAGAGGTAATTTTAGTTGGAAAAATGGCGTTAAAGATGGAGAAGTTTTATGGAGTCCAGATACTAGAGGTAGATTTTTAATTTCTTGGACACCTAAAAAACAATTACAAAATAATAGCTATATTAAGAACGGCAGAAAATACCCAGGTAATGATCATATAGGCGCATTTGGTTGTGATAGTTATGATATATCAGGAACTGTAGGTGGTGGAGGTTCTAATGGCGCTCTTCACGGAGTAACTAGATTTAATATGGATGATGCTCCTAGTAATGAATTTTTTTTAGAATATGTAGCTAGACCTCAAACTGCTGAAATATTTTTTGAAGAAGTATTAATGGCTTGTGTATTTTATGGTATGCCTATTTTAGTTGAAAATAATAAACCTAGATTATTATATCATTTTAAAAACAGAGGTTATAGAGGTTATAGTATTAATAGACCAGATAAAGCATATAATAAATTATCTAGAACTGAAAAAGAACTAGGAGGTATACCAAATTCAAGCGAAGATGTTAAACAATCTCACGCTGCGTCTATAGAGTCTTACATAGAAAAATATGTAGGAATTGATTTTAGTGGAGATTATAGAGACCCTGATTTAATTGGAAATATGTATTTTAGTCGTACCTTAGAAGATTGGGCAAGGTTTGATATTAATAACAGAACTAAGTTTGATGCAACTATTAGTTCTGGATTAGCATTAATGGCTATACAAAAGCATTTGTATCAAGCCGTTAAAAAAGAGTCAAAAATAAAGTTTAACTTTGCAAGATATGACAATAAGGGAAGTTACAGCAAAATTATAAGGTAAATGCAAGATGTAAAAATAGACATTAATCCTATGGGTTTTCCAAGTCAGTTTGTTTCTGATTCAACAAAGAAAACTTTAGAATTTGGATTACAAATAGGGCAAGCCATACAATACGAGTGGTTTAGAAAAGACGGAAACACAAATAGATTTTACAATCAATGGGGTGACTTTCATAGACTAAGACTTTATGCTAGAGGCGAACAATCTGTGTCTAAGTATAAAAACGAATTAGCAGTAGATGGTGATTTAAGTTACTTAAACCTTGACTGGACTCCTGTACCTATAATACCAAAGTTTGTAGATATTGTTGTTAATGGAATGTCAGATAGGATATTTCAAGTAAAAGCATATGCACAAGATGCTATGTCTATGGATAGAAGAAATGAGTATCAGCGTATGATAGCTGCTGATATGGCTTCTAAAGAATTAATTACTCAAGTAAATAAAGATTTTGATGTTAATGCTTTTTCTAGTAATGTAGATGAGCTGCCTAACGATAGTGAGGAGCTAGCTTTACATATGCAGATGAAGTATAAGCCATCAATAGAGATAGCAGAAGAAGAGGCTATAAATACTGTATTTGAAGAAAATAAGTATTTAGAAATTAAAAGACGTTTAGATTACGATCAAACAGTTTTAGGTATATCTGTAGCTAGACATTCTTTTTTACCTGGTGATGGAATAAAAATAGATTATGTTGATCCAGCTAATTTAGTTTATAGTTATACGGAAGACCCTCATTTTAAAGATTGTTTTTATTGGGGAGAAATTAAAACATTACCAATAATTGAATTAAAGAAAATAGATCCAACTCTTACTAAAGAGGATATGGAAGAAATTTCTAAGTACAGTCAAAGCTGGTATGATTATCACAATACATCTCAGTTTTATAATAATAGTTTATTTAGTAAAGATAGTGCTACTGTTTTGTTTTTTAATTACAAAACCACAAACACATTTACTTACAAAAAGAAAATTAATAATGTAGGTGCTGAAAAAGTTATTGAAAAAACAGATGATTTTAATCCTTCTGTTGAAATGATGGAAGAGGGAAAATTTAAAAAAGTTTCAAAAACTATTGATGTATGGTATGAGGGAGTTATGATTATGGGAACTAACATTATGCTAAAGTGGGAGATGGCAGAAAATATGGCACGACCACAATCAGCTAGTCAAAATGTATATCCAGAATATATAGCTTGCGCTCCTAGAATGTATAAAGGTGTTGTTGAATCTTTAGTAAGACGTATGATTACGTTTGCTGATTTGATTCAGATTACACATTTAAAATTACAACAAGTATTATCTAAGGTTGTTCCTGATGGTGTTTTTATAGATGCAGATGGACTAAACGAAGTTGACCTTGGTACTGGAGCTGCTTATAATCCAGAAGATGCATTAAGAATGTATTTTCAAACAGGTTCTGTTATAGGTAGAAGTTATACTCAAGATGGAGATTACAATCAAGCTAAAGTTCCTATTCAACAATTAACAGCTAGTTCTGGTCAATCTAAAATACAAAGTTTAATTGGTACATATAATCATTATTTAAATATGATGAGAGATGTTTCAGGATTAAACGAAGCTAGAGACGGATCTTTACCAGATGAAAACTCATTAGTAGGATTACAGAAAATGGCTGCATTAAATAGCAACACAGCTACTAGACACATTTTACAAGCAGGTTTAAGTATTACTCAAAATTTAGCAACTGCATTATCATCAAGAATAGCTGATGTTTTAGAATATGCTGACTTTAGAGAAGAGTTTATAAATCAAATTGGTAAATACAATGTATCTGTATTAAATGAAATAACAAATTTATATTTAAGTGATTTTGGTATTTTTATAGAGGTAACTCCTGATGAAGAAGAAAAGGCTATGTTGGAAAAAAATATTCAAATGGCATTACAAAGAGACTCTATAAATTTAGAAGATGCAATTGATATTAGGGAAATTAAAAATTTAAAGGTTGCAAATCAAGTTCTTAAATTAAAGAGAAAAAGAAAACAAGAAGCTGAAGAAAAAGCAAAAGCAGCTGCAGCTCAACAACAAGCTCAAATAAATCAACAATCTCAGCAAATGGCAGCACAAGCAGCTATGCAAAAACTGCAAGCAGAGACTCAAGCAAAAGTTCAGTTACAGCAAAGTGATATGCAGTTCCAAGTACAAAAAATGCAAGGAGAAGCTTCTATTAAGTCAGAGTTAATGAAATTAGAGTTTGACTTACAGATGAAACTTAAAGGAGTTGAGGTCGAAGCAATGTCTAAAAGAGAGGATCAAAGAGAAACTGCAAAAGCTGAGAGAATAAGTCAAGCAAATACTGAACAATCAAAATTAATACAACAACGTAAAAATAATTTAGCTCCAGTTAATTTCGAATCTAAGGAAGATAGCTTAGATGGTTTTGATTTAGCGGAGTTTGAACCAAGATAAGTATTAAAAAATATATTTAAATAAATGTTAACTTTACAAAAATAAAATCAAATGGAATTCAAACAAGTAAAAGAAGTTTCTCCTATAGAAGAGAAATCAACACAAGAAGTTGAACAGAATCTTTTAGATAAACACGAAGAAAGTCTAAAAGTATCTGATGTCAATGAAAATGTTTCAGAAACAAGTAATACTGTAAAAGAAACAACAATAGAAGAAAATAAGGCAGAACAGGATATTGCTGATTTGCCAGAAATAAAAGACGAGGATGTACTTTCTTATATTAAAGAAAGATATAATAAAGATATTTCTTCAGTAGATGAATTGTTTTCTGAACAAGAAAAAAACAGTCCATTACCTGATGAGGTTTCTAAGTATCTAGATTTTAAAAAAGAAACAGGTAGAGGATTTGAAGATTTTATTAAAGCCAATAAAAGCTATGATAATTTAGAAGATGATCAAATACTAAAAGAGTATTACTCTTTAACTGAATCAGATTTAGATTCTGAAGATATTCAATATCTTATGGAAGATAAGTTTGGATATGATGAAGAAGTGGATGATGATAGAGATATAAAGAAAAAAAATATATCTAAAAAAAGAGAACTTGCAATAGCTAAGAAATATTTAAGTAAGCTATCGGAAACATATAAAACTCCTCTTGAGTCAAGTGGGAGTTCGTATTCGGAAGAACAACTTAAAGAAATCAATGCTTACAAGGAATATGTTCAAAAGGCTCAAACTGAAGTAGAGTCCAACAAAAGAAAGTCTGAGTACTTTCAGAAAAAAACAGATGAGGTTTTTAACTCCGAGTTCAAAGGTTTTGAGTTCAATATAGGAGATAAAAATGTAATTTATTCATCTGGTGATGCAAATGAGATTAAATCAAAACAAGTCAATGTACAGAGTTTTATAAATCAGTACTTAGGCGAAGATGGTTTAGTTAATGATGCACAAGGTTGGCACAAAGCATTAAACGCAGCAATGAACCCAGACAAACTAGCTCAGTATTTTTATGAGCAAGGCAAGGCAGATGCCATAGGTGATGTTTCGAAAAAAAGTAAAAACATCAATATGAGCTTGAGGCAAACACCTCAATCATCTCCACAGAAAGGGTTTCAAGCAAGAGCGGTTAATACAGATTCAGGAAGAGGTTTGCGAATAAGGAGTAAAAACAAAAATAATTAACAATTAAAAAATTTTAAAATGGCAGGACAAATAGCAGCGAATCCTACTTTTGCACTACAGCCTAGTGCAGAACAAGTAGTTTTACAAACAAACTATATCACAAATTTTGATTTCTTAAATCAGTATTTACCAGATACTTACGAAAAAGAATTTGAAAGATATGGAAACAGAACAGTAGCATCATTCTTAAGAATGGTAGGTGCTGAAATGCCTTCTAACTCTGACCTTATCAAATGGGCAGAACAAGGAAGATTACACACTAAATACATAGAC